TGTGGCGATTGTGAAGCGACTGTGGGGCATTAGAAGAAATCTGCCACGGTATCACATGCTTTATCTTGGTATTGATGGGTATCGATTAAATCCCGGATTTCGCCAGTATCAATATCATGCAATACATTGTCGATAAGCTTATACCGCTCGACCTCTTCTTTGGGCGTATAGACATTTAACAATTCTTCGTCTGTAGCCGGATTAACCGTCAAATTTTCTTCAGCGACAGACTTGCGCAATATCCGCAAAACTTGGTTTTGGTAGGCATCTGCAGGCAGGACTTCAAATCCCCATTGGTCTAACAAATACGCATCCATGCAGCATTTCCAGCATGATAGGCAGCGGTTTGGCGGGATAACTATGTTGTACTTGCCTGCCATAGTTTCTCTAACCTTGTTTCTGTGCCTATCCGGTATTAGGCAGGATTGTGTATGTTTAACCCAATCCATGTGCTTGTGATAGAGATAGGCCTTGGCATGATGCGTGGTTCTAAACGGCGATGTGATATAGCGCAAAGCGGGAAAGGTAGCCTTAACCGCCTTCACGAAAGCCTTGATGATTTCGTCAGAATCCGACAGGTTGAGCTTGGGATTGGCAATGGTCAAAGTATCGGAACGAAAACAGCCAAGGCTGAAAATGTGATAATTATTGGCTATCATGTAGTCAATCATCATGGACATAATCAATTGGTCTTTCACGACAGACTCGCTGGTGGGCGAATCATATTCGCATTTGCCCGCATACGCGATTTTATGGCTTATCAGCTTCAGCCCGGTTTTATCGGCAAATTGTTCAGCCACCATCTGTTCTACCGGATATGACGCATTGAATCCCTTGGCACGGTATAACTGGCAACCGATATTGCTGTCGATAAAATAGGCAGCCGTGGCAGCGCTGTCTTTACCGCCGCTGAAACCAAGGATAACGGTTTTATTATCATCATACAGTTCTACGGCAGGCAGTTCGATACAGTAATCTTTCTCGCATAGCGGCTGTCCGCAGGCAGAATAGATTAAATCTAGGTATTCGTCCCATGCTGCATTAGGCACTTTCAGCTTCGTAGGAAACGGCATAACGGATAGTTCTTGATACAAATAAAGCATGTAATCGGTATATGCGCCGTAGCCATAGGTTTAATGGTAATCATCTTAAATCCCGTGTGTGGAAAATGAGCTATTCTAACATAATCAATAAATAACTTATAGCTAATTTCCAAATCCGATTTAATTTACCGAGGACAAAAACCATGAGTAGAGCACCGGGTGTTTTAATCCGCGAAATCGACCTTACCGGGAGCGTGCCCGCCGTCGGCACTTCCTCCGGGGCAACTGTAGGCGACTTCACTTGGGGCGCAGCCTTTCAGCGCGTGCGCGTATCTGATGACAACGAACTGGCTGCCACTTTCGGCAAGCCTACCGACCGCAATTACGTGTCTTGGCTGACGGCCAAATCCTTCTTGGCCTATACTGGCATGCTGTACATTGTGCGCGTGGTAGATAGCACTGCCAAGAATGCCACCGGCGATGGCGCAGGCTTGCTGATTAAAAACCAGCAAGAGTTCAACGCCGTGAATGACGACACCGGCACTCACGCTGCCAAACTGTTTGCAGCCCGTTATGCAGGCGCTTTGGGCAACAGTATCGCCATTTCCATTGCCGATGCCAAAAACTTTGAGAAATGGGAATACGCCGATGAGTTCGACGCTGCCCCTGCTACTTCCGAACACGCCGCATCTGTAGGCGCGAAGTATGACGAAGTTCATGTGGTAGTCATTGACAAGCTTGGCCTGTTCACCGGCGTGGTAGGCGCAATTCTTGAAACTTACCCCTTCCTGTCCAAAGCCCGTGATGCCAAAGGCCTTGATGGCGCTCCCATTTACTATGCCGCTGTGTTGAACGAACAATCCAAGTACGTTTACTTCTTCGGACATCCGATTGCCGCTAACTACCACGATAACACCGGCGATTACACCGATGCTACCGACGCATGGGGCAGCAAACTGGTAGTCAACGGCGAAGCCAAAAAGTTCAAAGTCTTGAAGAAACAGGATGACGATAACCACCACGGCTATTACACCAAGCTGGAAGGCGGTAATGACGGCGGTATCCCGGATGCACAAGAAATCATCCAAGGCTGGAATGAATTTAAATCCACCGAGGAAATCGACGTAGGCATCCTGATTACAGGCAATGCAGGCGGTAAAACTTCTCACAAAACCGTTTGCCAGCACGTGATTGACAATATCTGCGAGCGCCGCAAAGATTGCGTGGTAACAATCAGCCCGCAGCTTGAAGATGTATTGAACAAAACCCAATCCGATGCAACCGACAAGATTGTGGCAACCCGTAACGGCTTGAATCGTTCTTCCAACTATGCCATCTTTGACAGCGGTTGGAAGATGATGTATGACGTGCATAACGACAAATACCGCTGGGTTCCGCTGAATGGCGATATTGCCGGGCTGATGGCCTTGACCGAGAATCAGTACGATGCTTGGTGGTCACCTGCTGGTTACAATCGCGGCAAACTGCGCAATGTGGTTTCGCTGGCCTTCAATCCTTCCGAAGACAGCCGCACCGTATTGTACAAAAACCAAGTCAACAGCGTGGTTACATTTACCAATGACGGGACTATCCTGTACGGCGATAAAACCATGCAGGCCAAGACTTCGGCCTTCCAGTACATCAACGTTAGACGCCTGTTCATCACTTTGGAAAAAGCGATTGGCAAGGCTAGTAAGTATCAGTTGTTTGAGTTCAATGATGAGATTACGAGAAATACATTCCGGAACATGGTTGAACCGTATTTGCGCGAAGTACAAGGCCGTCGCGGCATATACTCGTATAGAGTCGTCTGCGATTCCAGCAATAACACGCCGGAAGTTATCGACAGAGGCGAGTTTGTTGGTAGTATCTTCATCAAGCCCTCGCGCTCAATTCAAACAATAATTTTGAACTTCGTCGCCGTAAGAACTGGCGTCGAGTTTAGCGAAGTTGTTGGGCAGAAGTTTTAAACTTTGATAGATAACTCAAGAAAGCCCGCACAATGCGGGCTTTTATTTTTTTCCATCCCATGCTACAATTGCCTGCATTTTCAACATGAAAGAAACTACAATGGCCTTAATTTCTGATGATTACAAGAACCCCGTATTGAAAACGACCTACCCCGTTGATTCTGATTTGGCAACACGCGAACTGATTGATAAGTTTGTGCATGTAGCCCAAAAGGCGTCATCTGTAAAAGATATGTTCAAGATTGCCAAGCTGCAGCGCCAAATCTACCGCAAAGGCTACCTGATTGAGATTATCTACCTGTTTGGTATGCGCTGGGCGTTTTGGATTTACCTGCATGCTTTCAACAAACCTGAGAAGCCTGTACAGGTTTTGAAATTTGATGTAGAAGAAGGCCAATCATGAACACGGATTTTCTGACCCTGATAGAACGCCACAGTTACTTGGTATCACATCCACGGCTTTCCAACCTGCTAAAGATTGTTCGCCTTGAAAAGGAAATGCTGGTTATCCACGGCTTCAAGGCCGATACCGAGTTACCACATGGCTTCATAGGCAAACTTGTTCAATTCTTGAGGAAATATTATGCGCATGTCTAAAGAGTGGATTCAGGAAAACCTGATGGTGCGCTCCGACGGGGCGCTTTGCTATCATGCCTATAACCGCTTAACCGCTGAACAGAAAGCCGAACTACAGGCAGCCTTTCCCTTGTACACGAACCGCAGGGATATTATCCAAGCATGGCTGCATGGCGATTACAACCGCTGCAGGCATTGCGGAAAGCCGATTACATACGACCAGCAAACCCGCTATGACTATCAATCAGGCGAGAAGGTGATGCGTCGCAAAAAATACTGCAGCGCCCGCTGCATGTATGCCTGGCTATACGGTAATACCAAAGAAGCCATACAAAGAACTACCCGCAAGGATAACTTGAGCTCGTGGCTGTATGGCGGGTAAATTATCAAATCTTTACTAAGAACGATATTGCTTTAAATGCAATATCGTTTTATTATGGTTCTGTATTTTGAAGAAAGGATGTGTTTATGCACAAACTCAATTTGACTGACATCTTTAATAACCGCCTGACAATCGAAGGCGGAAATACCTTAACCATCTATCCCGCTGATGCGGGTTTCATGGCCACGGGGTTTACTTTGGGCTGGCAGGAAGCCAAGTCCTTAAGCGATTACCTGAAGGGATGCAGTGAGTATCTGCATTTATCAGATGTGATTGAACGCCTGAAGGCTGCCTATCCCGATATGCTGATTTGGCAATTGCCGACGCCTTTGCTGATTGATGCGTATCATGCCCGCGATAACGCTGTTCAGTTGGTTACTAACGGTGTAGTACAGGAAATCGTGAAACTGGTTCAGCAAGAACTGGCCAATGAAGGAGCGTCAAATGCTGCCGAATGATATTGATACCGGGGTGTTTACCGACGAAGCGCTAACAATCATCACATCCATGCAACAGGATGGCGTGATGAAAGGCGAATTACAATACAAATCGACAGGCTATCCGCCTAAGCAGGATTACACGCCTTTCATCAATACCCCCAAGGCATGCAGTTTCACAGACGAACAAGATGAAAAAGAGTTCGCCCGCCGTTTCCGCTTGGCCGATGAATTAAATGCATTTGGCGAATTACTGCAGCCCAAGTTTGTTGTCGATGAACAGGGCAACATGTATATTTTGCATAAGCAGCGGGTTGGTTTCTGTGTATTGAGTTACAGCCAGAACCGCCGTGTCGGCGAAGAATATGTTTTATACGATAAACGGCTTCTATCAATGATGCTGCAAAACGCCTTGGAAATCATTTGCCCGCCTATCCGCCAGTATCATGCCTTGCATTACAAATCTGCGAAAGTGTTGGTCAATCTGATACAGGAAGGCAAGATTAAACACCTGAAGACTGTCGGCGACCCCTGCAAGGAAATTGAAGTCAAATCTGTAGAAGTCATTGCCAGCCACGTGAGAGTTAAAAACTACGTCATCAACGGCGAAATTTACGATAACCGATTGACCATGCTTACCGGGGATAATACTGCAGATATTTTGACTACCTATCATCAAGCCGACGAAACCCTATTGCGCCAGACCTACAACAATACCTATCCATGCTTGAAGAGATGCGGAAACACGCTGGCTTTGTTTGTCAATGAGCGCACTATCGTTAAACTGAACAACACGCTGGATAATCCCTGTTATGTAGATTATGATGCTTTGCCGATAGACAGCCAGTGCTGGCAGCATCTTTATGTCGAAGAATTTTTTGACCGGCTCAATGGAGTACAACCATGAATTATGCAATCCGTGACGCCAACGGGCGTTTTACCAAATTTGCCGCTGACATCATTGTTGAAATGCTGAAGGAAGGCGCTGTTAAAGGTCGGTTTATTATTGCCGACGACGAAAGGCTGTTATACCCTACCTATACCGCCATCAATGGCGAAAACGGCAATAGCGGCTGGAAGCTGGCCAAAGAACGAGATAAAAAAGCATCAGCATGAGAAAACGGGATTTACCCAAGCTGCGTAAATCCAAAACCACCGGCGCAATCGTGTTGTTTACCGGGATTGAAACGGGCGTTGAACTCACTAACTATCTGTCCAATGATGACTATCGCTGTAGAGAATCCTATGTTCCCCGTGATACCGATGCGAAATGGCAGCCCCTTACAGTTAAAGAAGCCATTAAAGCTCTGAAAGGTCAAAAATGAAACTAGCCAAATTTTACCGAATCGACGACGATACCGTATTCCTACATACAGGTCCGAACAATACAGGTTTCCTGTTATCCCATGATATGCCGATGGTAGCCACGAATATCGATATTGACGACTATCGACAAATCGATATTGACGAAGCCCTGAAGCTATTCTTGCCAAGGCCATTGAGAACCAATCGCAAAGGCATGACCCCTGCAGGCGCAAAGGCCTTAGTCGACCTTGCAATGGATAACCCTGATATTACTGTACAGCGCAATGACGGCGAATTTCGCAAGGCATTAGACGTTAATATGGATTTATCGGATGAAGGTTCAATTTTCCCTTACTACATTGCAGGCTGTTGGTACAAACGCGATTTGACTCACCCTATCGGCAAGAACACTATCGTGGATGTAGGCAATCCCTACCGCCGATTATTGGATATGCAGGTTGTTTCAGATAACAAGTATGTTCATGTTTACGATATGGGCGACGGCGTTTTCATCCTGCGCTTGAATAAACATAACGCCTATTACCTATCAGGCGATAATGCGGGCGATGAAGCGCCTGTGCCAAACCTCCGCCCCATGTATTATCAGGATGCAATCGATACCTTTAAGCTTATCCACAGCAAAGAACAGGAAGAGTTAAGAAAGAACAACCAACCCCTGTTCTACATGGATACTGACGACAATATCTGCATGATTATCCCCGCTGTGAATATGGTCATCAATTTCAACCAAAAAATTATTCGGTGCTTAGACGATTGTGGCAAAGGAGTGAAGCAAATCTTAACGCCCAAGCAGGCCAAACAGGCGTTACGCCTGTTCAATACGGATAATCCGCATTTCCCAAGGTTTGCCATTGATAAATGCGAATCCCACATTGTCTTGTTTATCAACCGCAATACCGCTATCATCATGAACGGCCTGCATGCGGGCAAGCAGTATGTTATGGGGCTTGAATATGACGACATTGCCCTAGAATCTATCAAATGGGGCAAGGCTGTTGAAATCTTGAAGGGGGATAGCGAGTAATCCCGTTTTGCAGTATAATCAGGTTTCGCGGAGTAGGAAGGCGGTTTCATAGTGAAGGATAAGCCGCTCTGAAACAGCACGGGAAGGGCGCAATGCGTTGGCCTGCAACACCAACATTTAAATCCCGCCTTCCTACTCCGTCCCGTGCATTTCTTTTTAAAAGGTAACATTATGAAACAAGAACGCGATTTTGACGGCAGATTTACCGCTGAAGCGGCTGCCGTTATTGTACGCTTGGCCGAGCAATCTGCTATTGAAGGCATGGTATTAGGGTCGGGTTCGCTTATATCTGCTGATAAGATTACCTATGCGAAAAAAGAAAACCCCATCAATTTTCCCTATAATGTCAATGGCGGTTTGCTTTCTGCTAGATTGATGAGCTTTTCCCGCAACATTAGTATCGCCGACATTATCGGGTTTCAATCTGAAGCGGATTACGAGATTTTCCAGCGGGCATTCCATCATGGCGAATACCCGACAAAACATGACATCCGGTATCCCGCATTTGCCGTTGATGTCGATAGTGGCGAAATTTATTTGTTTGTATCGCGGAATGAGGCGTATTGGCTGAAACACTTGGATTGCCAAGAAGTCGAAGAAGACTTGCATGACGTTAAGAAATGGCTGATTGTCGATTTTGAAACGGCCAAGCAGTTGCTGTTTCCCCGCAAGCGTCGGATTAACCGCCGTTATACTTGGCAGGCTGCCGCTATTTTGCGGGAATTGTTTGAAGCCAAACTGATTACCAAAGTCAAACTGGCAAACGGTAATATTGAAGACGTCGAGTATTATGAAGACAACGAAGGCTTCCAGCCGTTTAGGGTAAACGATGTGGATTACCACAATGACTTTACCAATACTGACTTTCATCATGCCCACCCGTTTGACATTATCGGCATCCCGGATAGGGCAGAGCGGGCTAGATTTAAAGCTAACTTTAATTATCGCTGGCGAACAGGTTATCCTGCATTTGCCAAGAGTACGTCAAACGGCCACGTTTATTTGTTTGTCAAGGCATATTGGGCAATTGATTTGGATAACGGCAATGTTTGCGACATGCTAGAAACGCCCTACCAGTTGAAAGATAGTGATAACTGGCAGCCGTTGAGCTTTAAAGAAGCGTTGGTTGAATTGTTTGGCACTTTCCCTTACCCGCATGAAATTGATGTCAACCCGATGCGGGAAGAATTGAATGCCGATATGGGCAGGATTGCTATGCAGTTGGCACAGCTCAAGATGTTAAGCGGTTACTTTCAAACTACGGATGACGAGTATTTGGCCGACCCTGTTATGGTTGAATCAGATGGCTGTCACTACTTCATCAATCAAGATGCGACGGCACGAACTGCATCTGATTTAGATAACGACCGCTTTGCTATTGCTGGCGACCACGTTCTGTTTTTAACCCACGAACCAGACAATATGCTATTGTCAAAATGTTATTACTTGCGTTATGGAGATAAAAAATGAAATATCCTTGCTTTGCTATCCACAATCCCACTAATGTACTGTGGCTGTTCGTCAATGAAACCACCAGCTATGCCTTGCGCGATAACGGCAAGCGCATTGCAGAGTTCTTAGGAGATGTATTCTCGGCAAACCCTGAAGAATACCGCCTGATTGAGTTCGCTACGGCCTACTCTATCCTGCATCCCAAGAAACGCCGTGAAAATGGCAGATATACCAAAGAAGCCGGGCGCATCATCTTCAATCTGATTGAACAGGGTGTGATTAAGCAGGTTGAACTTGGCAGCGGGTTTATCCGCACTATCTCAGAGTTTCAAGAAAGCCCGGGCGATTTCCAATGCTTTGAGATTAACGGCACGCACTACGAAGAAGATTTGACCAATACCAGCGGTCATGATATGAGTGCCGGGTTGGATATTGTCGGTATCCCTGATAGTGATGCCCGCAAGGCCTTCAAGAAAGAGTTTGCCAAGGCCTATCCCAAAGATTATCCCTGCATCATGACTACCAAACATGGTTCGGTGTACTATATTGCCAACAAACGGGATAACTTCTTGATTGAAGCCGGGGTGAAAGATGCACCAGAATCAATCAATCTTGAATTGACGCTGGCCGAACCAAAACCTATTGATTGGCAAATACTGGATACTTACTATCACGGCGATTTGCAACCAGAAGAATACATGGACGGCCAAATCTTCTCTAAAGAAGCCGCCCATATCCTGATTGGCCTGATGAAAGAGAAGAAGCTGAAAGGCAACTTGATGCTTAACAAAGGCCAAACCTGCAAGGCTGCGATTTTCTATAGTGGCGATAGTTACCTAGGAAGGCAGATTCACCGCCTGCCGTGGCTTGACGAAGGTTCAGAAAGCACTATCCGGTTTGATGAAGATTTACGCGGTAACGACGGTGGGGATGTTGTAGGCATTCGCTGCTTACTGGATAATGATGACCATAGAACCTTCTTGCGTCGCTTTGCCCTGCGCTATCATAAGGAAGAGTAAATGCAGATACGTTTTGAAAACAAAGAAGATGCCCTAAAGTATATCAACGAACTGGCACAATCAGGCATATGGGCCGATTTGATGCGTGGCGACCAAGACCATTACAAAATTCATAATGGCCAAAAGGAAGTCGATATATACGCCCCGTGGGCTGTCGCAGTGTATCCAAAAGTTAATGATTGAGTTCTGTGGCATGGGTTGGCCTCTCAACAACCAACCCATAGGCAGTTGACAAGAAATCCTTGCAATTTAACCAGTTGCAAGGATTTTTATTTTTCTTGATTTTTATTGAAAGATGTTAATAATTGATGGGCATAATCTGATAACGCGCCAGCTTTCGCGCCGCATAGGCGAAATTCGCGTTTTTAAGGCCTTCAACCCCTAGCGGTAGGCTAGGGTATTACCCTAATGCTTCGTCGCAATCTGTGCGCAGTCTCGCGCGAGCAATCGCTATGTTCAGATAAAAGTAAAACCCGCATTAAGCGGGCTTTATTTCAACACAAATTTCTTAGATTTCCTCTTCAGCCTTAAAGCGGGCTTCGATTGCATGGAGTTCCCTGCGACGAGCTAACTCAGGATTAGTTCCCTTAGAACCCAATTTTGCCCCGGCAATCAGGCGGTTTTCCCTATTGTAATGGGCAATCTTGATTTCTTGGGTGAACTTATCGGAAAACCATTTACCGTGCATCATTGAGCTCCTTGGCGGATAACAGCGAAATCTGAACAGGCGAGGTAGGCGTCTATCGCATCTACATTATTATTTACGAGCTGGATGATGCAATCATCACGAACTTGTTCAACAGGTTCGGCATGAATGGTAGTGGCGCTAAACAGAGCAAGCAGTAGCAGGGTAATTCGCATTTCAATCTCCATTAAGTAATATCAACAATACGGCTACAGTATATTGCATTTAAATCAATATAGCAAGGAGAATTTCATGAGTTTCACGCTCGAACAGTTTAAGCGCATGTTTCCTTATGCAAAAATGTCAAACATTGATAGGTATTACGAGCCATTGAAGGGCAATATGGCTTTGTTTGGGATTACTGAACCTGAAGCGGCAGCCGCTTTCTTGGCACAGCTTGCCCATGAATCAGGCAGCCTTAATTATGTGAAAGAACTGGCTTCCGGCGCTGCCTATGATACTGGCAAGCTTGCTCAACGGTTGGGTAATACCCCTGAAGCTGATGGGGATGGGCAAAAATACAAAGGACGTGGTCTGATACAGATTACCGGGCTGAACAATTATAAACGGGTCGCTGACGCGCTGGGTATTGATTGCGTCAATCATCCCGAATTACTGGAAGACTCGCAATATGCCACAGCATCTGCCTGCTGGTATTGGGCGCAAGCCGGGTTGAACAAATATTGCAATCCATGCAATGACGAAAACTTCAAAATCATCACGAAGAAAATCAATGGCGGATATAACGGCTTGGCTGATAGGCAGGCGCATTGGAAGCGCTGCAAGGATGTTCTGAATGTAAAATAATGGTAAAGCATATTGCATTTAAATCAATATGGCGTATAATGGCAACCGTGGATAAACAAGAAAGGAAATATCATGATTGCCAAACACCAAACAACAGCCATTCGCTTTCTCTGTCTGCAACAGGGTTTTCAAATGGAAGCCAAGAAGAATGACGGGGATTTGGAATTAGCTGCCCGTAATCTAACGCTCGTTCAGATTGACCATGACCAGCGCAAAGCGATTTCCCCGAATGAACTTGCCACCCTTGCAGGACGCCTGATGTTTTACTTTGGGATTTTCCACCATCAATATCAGCAAGCCCTGATTGAAGGTTGGTTGAAAAACGATAAAGCCCGCGAAGAAGCCAAGAATGCCGCTTACAATAGCGAAGCCAACCTTTATCGGATGTATGCCGATACTTGGAGAAGCGCTTGTTGTTAATAGCCTGAAGAAAGAAACCCGCTCGATGCGGGCTTTTCTGTTACTGATAGTCAGGCAGCTTATCGTTTTGCCAGTTAAAATATACCAAATCGGCATAAGTGATAGTAATGCTTCTATGGGTTTCCCTTCGCCTAGGTTCGGATTGCTCCAAGGCCAGTTGGGCTTCCAAGTATTCAAGATACTTTCTCTGAGCTTCTATCAGGGCTTCCAGTTTGATTTTACGCATAGTTAATCCTTTCAGGCAATAGCCCATATGCTATCATGGCCTGATAAATAACGCTAGGGGGTTATCATGAAGGTTAAAGGACATTCGCATTTAAGGAAAGACGGGGCGTATTGCTACGATACCAACGACAGCGCCTATCAAACCGCCTTGCGCTTACTGGATAAGCAGCGCAAACAAAAAGAATTGGAAAATACCGTGGCCAGCCTAAGCGAACAGGTAGCGGCATTGCAGGCCACGCTCAACAAATTACTGGAGAAAGCATGATTGCCACTAGAAGGGATTTCAAACGCTGGTGCTTAACCGCCTTGGGCGCTCCCGTTATCCAAATCAACGTTGCCGACGAGCAGGTAGAAGACAGGATTGACGAAGCCCTGCAGCACTACTTCGACTTCCATCAAAACGGGGTATCTCGGATTTTCGTCAAGCATAAGGTAACACAGAAAATCCTTGATAACGGCTATTTGGTATTACCGGATGAAGTTGAACAGGTTGTCAGAATCCTGCCAGTTGGCAGCAATCTGAACAGTCTGAACAACCTGCAATATACCGCCTATCTTTCAGACATGATTACGCAGGTCTACAGTGTTACCGGTGGCGGGCTGCAATCCTATGTTCGTTCGCAATCCTATCTAAACCTGATGAATGATATATTGACGGCCACGCCCAGTATCGAGTTCACCAAGCATGGCAACAAGCTTATCCTGCAGGGCAAGCAGCAATGGAATGTTGGCGACTTTATCCTGCTGGAAGTCTTTGTCAGAAATGACCCTGTTAATTACCCGGAAACGTGGAATGATTACTGGCTGAAGCGCTACGCCACGGCTCTGATTAAGAAGCAGTGGGCGAATAACCTGATTAAGTATAACGGCGCTCAATTGCCTTCAGGGATTATTATCAACGGCGATACCATCCTGCAGGAAGCCAACAGGGATATTGAGGAGCTTGAGCGGGAATTGCGGGATACTTGGGAAGTGCCTGTACTTGGCGAGATGGCTTAGGCGTGGTATAATCGGGTTTACTTTTCAACCCTATTTGGAAATCCCTATCATGGACGATACTGTACGAATCATCTTGGAAAACGCTGCCAAGGAAGGCACAGAGCGATTACTTGAAGCCATTGCGGATAATGATGTTATTCCCCATTTTCGTGAGTTATGGCTAACCGCTTTGAATGCAGATTGGTTAATCGAAGACGATTACTAAAAGAAGAAGCCCGCTTAATGCGGGCTTTGTTATTCGTGGGGCTTAACCGTTAAAGGCTGACATCCATGAAGCGCGATAGTCGCGGAGCAGTTGGTTTTCGGCGTCAAACATTTCTTGTCGGGCTTGCATCTGTTCTTTTGTTGTCGCATATGTACCGTAAGCTCGGCGAATATCGTACATTCTGTGATGAATCCCGAAATAGTAACTCAATCTACCTGCTCGGCGGGCTTCGGCTTGCGGGGATAATTCGCGTTCTTCTTTAACAAGTTCTTCTAACAGAGCTAAAGAAATTTCCAAATCGGCGTTTTGATTGCGGGCAGCTTCTTCAAGGTATCCCTGTTGGATGTTCATATGAAGCAGGGCAACATCTTTTTCATTCAGTTGGCGCATTTTCAGTTTCCTTTCTGTTTATGTTGTTATCTACTACGGTTGCCATTATACGCCATATTGATTTAAATGCAATATGGGATATTGTAAAGGTATGGTAAAACCTAATTTAATCTTTACGTTTCTTTTACAATCTGGATATTGATTTAAATTTAATATCCCGTATAATGGCTTCCCGTGATAATTAATAACAAATGCAAAGGAAACGCTATGCTGTTACAAGCCGAAGAAATCAACGAAGTCATGCAAGACGCCACGACCTTTGATATGTACGCGCAATTGATTCCCGCCATTTTGGAAGCAGCGCGTTACCAAGGGAAAACATCGCTCTTGTATGAAGTAAAGACCCCCGAAATCCAACGCATCGTCGCTATCCTGAAGGATATGGGTTATACCGTAATCCAAATCAACGGTAGCGAGATTGTTATCGATTGGAAAAATCCCATCATCCATCACTAAAAGGAAAGATTATGCTGAACCTGATTTACTTTACCGCCGACGGTCGCTTTAACAAAGAAGCCTGCGCAGTCATCAACGACCTTGCCCGCCAAGGCAAGCTGAAAGACAACTTTATGACAGATACGCTGTTCAAAGATGTCGAGATTTCTACCTACGAAGAAACGGATGACAAAGCCGTTGTATCTATCGGGGGTCGCGAGTATGCCCGGGATACCCTGCGCTGTTTGGATGATGAAATGCGCGATATTATCGGCCTGAAGAAGGATGCCGATTGGAATACATTTGCCAAAGAGTTTCAGCGCCGTTATCAAGACCCGTATGCAAACAACCCGTTCTACAAGCTCTGCAAATCATCTGCCCCTGTATTCTTCACAACGGATGCGGGCGGTATCTACTGCAGAACCGACGAACATACGGTTTGCCTGTTTGAAAGCGGGGATAGCTGGAAATTTGCCGAATGCGAAAGCGTAGATGACGACCCTAATGGGAGTATCGCTATGATGCCGACCCGCGTTGCCTTGGATTTCCTGCTGCAGAAACGCAAAATCAACGGCCATCCGTCAGCCAAGTTTCTCGCCATTGCTTTTAACATGATGCAGGCAGGCCTGATTAAGCGCGTCATCATTGATGACGAAGAAACCGAAATCCGAACAGCCTACCTTGATAACAAGCTCTTTACCAACGCGCCGTATGAAGTCAACGGGATTTGGTTTAAAGCCGATTTTGTTGACGTCAATATGGATTTTCGGATGGAACTGCTTCCTGAAGATGCCAAGAAAGTTAAAGCCGAGTTCAAACGTCAGAAATTATGGCTGCGCCAATCCAACTTTGATGATGCAATATTGCTGTTCACCGGGGATAACACGGGGATTGATTTGACAGGTATCAGTGATGAAGGCGTTCATTATTCTGAATGCTGGAATCATAGAAGGGGAGATACTTGGCGAAAAGTTAAGCTTGAAGATGTATTGCCCGATTGATTGTTGAAGGCATGCGAAAGCTGGCGCGAAAACGCCAGCTTTTTTGCTTGTTCAACCCCTAGAGGTAGGCTAGGGTATTACCCTAATGCTTAATCGCAATCTGTGGCGATTGTGAAGCGACTGTGGCCTATGTTTGCAGATAACAGAAAAGCCCCTTAATGGAGCTTTCGCTTTATACCTTTCACCTGCCTAGGCAATCAGTATCCAATCAGGGTTGTCACATACATCCCAATCCCGTCGAAATTCGCCGACTTCCATGCTTCCATCCTTGGCAGATTTGATACAAATTCCGTCATGTGGCGTGGCCATCAATACAGTTGCCTGTGTACGGTAGTGCCTGTATTTGGCTGGCCATCTGTAACTATGGGTGTATTTCCGCAAATCCTGCCAAGCAATCAAATCGCCGTTATCGGCATAGCGCATAGAGCATGCAATCATGTTGTTGTTCTTGCAATTAATGCGCATCCCGTAGCCATTGGCAATCCATGCGGTTACTATCCCGTCTTTGACGCTGAAACACAATAGGGGATAATCGGTAATCCGGTTGAGTTCTTTCAGATGATAGTTATCCCTGAAGCCGATAATATCCTTATCGCCGGGGCTATCCGATACCATCAAACGGTTATTGTATTGGCGCTTGTTGATTTCATAGGGATATTGCCAGTCGCCTTCTTCACGGTAGCGGGCTTTGTATTGGGGATTCTTGATAGTTGAGCCGTCGCGCAATACCAGCACGGCATTATCAAGCTGCAGGATAGTCGTAATGATATTCGCGGCTTCAATGATGCTCAATTGCTTGCCGGGGTCATTGGGTTGCTTTTTGTGTTTCATGTTTCCACCTGTTTGCAAACTTGGCCATCTTGCGGGCAATCCTATTAGGGGTTGTTGGCAAGTCATGGCGGTCGTCTTGGACAATGTAGATGTGGTCAAAGTAAACACGCTTGGCAGGTTTAGCTCCGTCGCGCATCCCAAATACCTGCCCGCCGTAATCGCATAAGAGATACCGCTGGCCGTCATCGGTGATAGTAGCCAAGCATTCCCTGAAAGGTTGGCCTACTACATGCCATTCATGCGGGCATTGCTTAATCTGATTGTCTTGGTAGATGAGTATCATTATGCAATATCCCTCCATAGTATAGACGGATTAACAACGGCCACAGGGATTCGCTGGTTCTGCTTCAGAATCTGCCGATAGCCTGTATAACTGATAATAGGCGTAAATGCCTTCTCGTCATAATCGTTCATAAAGCTGCCAAACAGGCGGATAGGACGGGTATCAATACAAAAGGCCATATCGCTGCAATGCAGAAATGTCGCACCGCTTTCAATATGAACGGCGAACCGCAGGTGGTTGCCATTAAACCACCCTTCTTGCACGGGAGTAGTGGTAAATTCCCATGCGTCGGTATCAAGGGGTAATGGCGCTTCCATACGACTCCATCCGTCTTCATCCAAGGCAACTTTGTTCCAATCAGAGAACAAGATAACTTCCATGCCGTAGTAATAAGCAAAGCGGATGTGCCCAAGGCGGTTCTGATAATCCTGCCAAGCATTTTTGAATACTTCGTAGTCGCGGGGATTATCGAATCTTACAATATGTTCAGGGCTGATATACCACCCATCTTTGACAACATTCAAACGGGGGCTGAAGTAATCCTCCCCATTCTTCCAATAACCGTTGAACACAGGGTCGGTATGCGCATACTCGAACTCGGCAAGGCGGAAAGCCCTGCCTTCATTTGTAATAACGCTACCTTGCAGGGTAGGCGCGATAGTCATCAACACGCCAGCCCCGTCAAGGCTAAATCTGGTAATTAAATTATCATCCGTAGTTTTTACGGCGTAGGGAAAAGTAATCATACTTCCTCCTTCAGCATAGTAGCTAGTCGTTTACACATTTCAATAAAGATGGGGCGCTGTTCTTCAGGCATCCCCTGAACATGGGAGTAGCGCATTACTTTGGCTTTGTTATCCCAAATCAGGCGGGCTTTATCAACCCCCGGAACGAAGAAGCGGTTAGGATGCTTTCTCCATTGGTTGAGTTCACCTTTGGCTACCAAATCCAAAACGCATTGCGGGATGAACTGGCTTTCATAATCAACCTTGTACTGCTTGGCTTCTTCACGTTCAATAGCGGCTTCGGTCTTTTTAATCTCGGCTTGCAATCGGCGCAATTTGCCTTCTTGCTTTTCCCAGCGCTTGAATGTGGCAGCACCATTGCGCTTGTCATTCAGCGGCTGTCCGTTGGCAGATTTCACGTCATCTGTATGTTCTGTGAAAGCGGCCTCAAATGCAGCCTGCTTCTTGGCAAGGCTGTTCTTCAGGATTTCCAAACGGGTCATTTCATTATCCCTTTCAAATTATCACATGGCTATTATAGCAGATATTGCATTTAAATCAATAATTGATTTTTACAAATACTGGCCAGCCATAAATAAACTATAGCAATTCAATCATTATCGGAGTTTCACTATGGCAGCAAATCTTGGATTAGACAACTTTCTCGCCAATATGCAGGGCGGTGGCCTGCGCCCCAACCTGTTTAAAGTCATCTTGGCCTTCCCGGCTCAAGTAGCCAACCAACAGGCAGCCTTCAAGCTGCAGTTTACCGCCAAGGCCACTTCTATCCCGGCTTCCAATTTGGGCGTGGCCATTGCGCCGTATATGGGGCGCGAAGCCAAGTTCGCAGGCGACCGTACTTTTGACGACTGGAACATCACTGTACTGCTTGACACCGACATGGTATCCCGTGATGCGTTTACCGCTTGGTCAGATGCAATGAACGGCCACGTGGATAACGTCGCCTTGGCCGGATGGGGCAACCCTTCTAGTTACATGGGCAGCGGTGAAGTACATTTGCTTAACCGCGAAGGCGAAACCGTGAAGGTGTATAACATTAAAGGCACTTTCCCGACAGTCGTGGGCGAAATCAACTTGGATTGGGCTACCAATAACGCCATTGCCGAGTTTCCGGTAACTATGGCCGTAAACTGGTTTGAAGCGGTAACTGGCAGCAATAACGCTTAATCTGGTTTGAACAAGAAAGCCTGTCGGGATTTCCAACAGGCTTTTTATTATGCTTCCAGCAAATCCAATACTTCTTCAGTATAGGCATAGCGCCATTGGTCTTCGTCATCGCAATGTGCAATATGATAGGCAACGCCGGGCTGGAAGGTGCCGCTGTCATCTCGTAAGCAAATGGCTAGTTCTGGTTGGATGAATAGCATTAAGATGTTTAACGATTGCGTGCCAATCATCAAACGCGGGTAAAGCTTTCTATGCAATTGGCGCAGGGCTATTCTGTCGACAGCATCTGATAATCCAACAACATCATACTGGCTGTCATCATTGCAAAGCAGATGCTTGTTATAGCCACGGCCTGCAATCTTGATTACCGGATAGGCTTCAAACGGGTTGGATTCGTCATAGGGATGAATCAGTTCGCCGTTTTCTGCAATCAGCTTGCCTTTAAGCTGATTGGTTTTAATCAGGTATGTCAAGGCAAACGCTGCCTGTGGGGTATAACTGCCGTCGTAATATTGCAAATGGGGGCGTAGCATATCCAAGGCAAATTCAGCTAATATCGGAAAGAACTCGCGCTCTTCGCTATCATATGATTCGCCAAGCTTGGCTGTACCACACTCTTCAGCCAATACGCAAATGTGTCTGTCATTGGCCGTTACAAACAAGTTGTCGTCAAAATCTACGGTAAATTTAATCATGATATATCCTTCCTAGGCCAATACCCAATCGGTAGCCAAGATGTCGGCCTGCATGGGATAGAACGGTTTTTCGTTTTCGTCAATCATCATACCGTTTTCAGTCAGCCGGATAACCCGCTTGCTATCCTTGCGCTTAACGGGCAAGCCGCTCTTCATGGCTCGGATAGCCCAACCAATGTCTAGGGTAACATCCATCTTCCATAATATCGTCTTGGCAATCTCGGTTTCGCAGTTTGCCAGTTTCAGCAAGGCTTCTTCACGAGCTCTGGCATAGGCAATGTCGTCTCCCAAGCCGTGATTGATATACAGGCATTCGCCTGAAGTCGATAAGCCTGTACCGGATACCAAGGTGCATTGCATACAGTGTTCGGTTTTGGCATAGGTTTCGGAAATCATATGGTCATTCAAGGTCTGACGCATAACGGGTGTAATCAGCATAATAGTTCTCTATGGGGTTGTTATGGCTGCCATTATAGCGGGGATTTATCCTTGTATGAAACTTTTACGGTTTCTTTACAATACACCATATTGCATTAAAATCAATATGCGCTATAATGAGGCTGTGTTGAAAAATAACCCATGAAAAGGAAACATGATGAAAATCGAAATTAGCCACTTGAAAGCCATCTTGAACTGCGCTGGTAAACAAGATACCCGCAATTATTTGAACGGGGTGCATATCAAGGGTGAAACCATGGAAGCCAGTAATGGACATGTTGCTGCCCGCCTGAAATGCGAAGGTGCGAATTTCCCGGATATTGTTATCCCGCGAACCATTGTTGAAATTGCCCATAAAGCCCACGCTGGTGCTGTAGAACTGACTGATAACTTGGATGGAACTTACCGCTTGGGTGATATTCATTTCACGCCCGTTTATACCGGTGATGCGGGATTTCCCGATTTAGACCGAGTTATCCCTGTAGTCAACGGATACGAACCTGTAGAACGTTCTTCAAACCAAGAAGGATATTACGGGATTGATTTTAAAGTGTTGAAACTGGTTATGCAAACCAGTAAACAGATTTACAAGCGCGAAGCCTTCCCGTTTACCAACAGCATGCTCAATATCAACAAAGGAAGCGCCTTGTACTTCCAGCTTGACAACTTAGAGCTTTGGGTAATGCCCTGTCGGATTAAAATGCCTATCCCGAAAAACAAAGCTGCCCAGCCTTTCATGTATAAGGAATAATTATGATTGATTTGCAGATGGGCTACAGCCCGCAAAACCTGCGCAATATCCGCCAGCAATACAATTTGACTCAAAAAGAAGTTGCCAAGATTGTTGGGGTATCCAGTTGGAACAGCGTGTCAAGATGGGAAACGGATGTTACCAGTACCAACCATTCAACCATGCCATATATCCGCTGGATGGCCTTGCTCGAACATTTGAGCAAACAGTGAAAAGTCAAGCCCGCTTAATGCGGGCTTTTTACATATTCTTTACAATATCCCATATTGCATTTAAATCAATATATCGTATAATAAGAACCGTAGTAAGGCAGTACCAAATAACAAAACAGAAAGGGAAACAGAAAATGAACTACAGCGCAATCTTCAGCCCGAACCAAGTTGAGAACTTTTTGAACGGGAGCGCCTTTTGGTTTTACTCCCATATCCTGCCCCGCGTAATTGATACGATTGCCTGTGGGGATGATAACTTCCTGCTGACCCATGATGATGTAGAGGAAGCTTTTGCGGGTTACTCTGAAGAAGAACTCGCTGAATGTTGGGAAGCCTTGGATGATAACGGATACATCGTCGAGGAAGTACAAGACGGAATCCGCATCGGATTGAACTAAATCGTAAGCCATAAAGAAAACCCCTTGGAGAAATCCAAGGGGTTTAATGTCCGCAAAGGTAGCGAAATTACAGGCCAACAACGGCGGCTTTGCGGTAGTAGATGTTGCTGTTTTTGCCCAAAACCTGAGCGTTGGTAGTGGTAAAGGGGTTCTCCACCAAACCGTAGCGGGTTTTGAAACCGATAGCCGGTGCGAAGGTTACGGTATCGGATACGCGGGCAATTTGCAGCGGAACGTAGGGGCAGTAGAACAGGCCAGCGTCAACCACTTCAGCGCCTTTATAGCCGACTACATAACCGTCATGTGCCAGCATCGGGTCAATGTAAACGCGGTAGCGACCCATATTGCCGCAATAGGTAGTGCCAGTCACGTCTACTTCCAAGTTCTGATTCATGGCTTGGATAGCGGGAGCGAAATCCAGCAATCCGGCAATCTGCAGGGCAGATGCAACGTTGGCCGAAGTAATCAGGATATTGCCTTTACCGCGACGGGTTTCTAAGGCAATGGCGTTGGCATCGCGTTCGATTGCATACAGCAAGCCTTTAAAGCGTTCGGCGCTCCAGCGGCCATCACTGTCGGTAGTGATGTTGAACGTGCCTTTGGTAGTGGCAAACTGCGCACCCGGTTTGGCGATTTGGTAGATGCTGCGCACTACTTCTTGGTTTTGTTCGAGCATCAGTTCAGTAGCCAAGATGTTGGCCAGTTCTACCTCGGCATCCATACCATGCACGTTTTTCCAGTCTTGGGCGATTTCCAAGCTGTAATCGGCACGGAGTTGGCGGGTTTTCGCAGTTACTTGAACTTTCTCAATGGTGGCTGACATGGATTTCCATGCAGCGGTTTCACCAGTGGCGGTATCCATACCGGTGCCAGTTACTACGTCGGCGCTCGGGCTGCCGGTGTAGCTGCCTTCCAAGAAGGGGCTGGCATCGTCTTTTTGAGTACCTGTACCGCCGTGTTCGGTATCTACCTTGTTGTACAAGGCTTCAGCACCGTTCTTATCGGTATAGCGGGCGCGCATTGCGAATACCAAACCGGTCGGCATCTGCATGGCCTGTACGCCGCAAATATCGTAAGCAATCAGGCGGGGCGCAAAACGGCGAACCATGCTTACCAGCACGGGGTCGTAGTTTGCAATGTTGGCGGTAGTGGTAGTGGCAGCTTCATTCAGTTGCATTTGCTGTGCATTATCGCGCTGCTGGTTTTCCAGCAAGACGGCAGTGGTAACGCGACGGGTTTCGTCGGCAATTGCCACGCCTTCGTTGAGCACGTCGCCCCATTTTTCGAGCAGGGCTTTTTCTTGTAAAGTAGCCATATGGTCTAACTCCGTATCAAAAATTAACGAAAGGTTGCTTTAAAGTTATTTATAGGAAATCGATTTATGCGCCGCGCATGTAGCTCAAGTATTTGCCCATGCCAGTTTCAGTCTTGGTATCGGCGCTTTCATTGAGCTGCTGCGGCGCTGCTTGCGGTTCGGCAGGCTTGGCCACTACGATACCGATTACAGATTCAACCAATGCTTTGTAGTCGCCTTGGTAGGCATCATGCGGCTGCATCAAGGTAGCCACGCGCTCTTTCTGAATATCGGTCAGGCCGTTAGTGCATTCGGCCAATACCTGTGCATGCTGCATATCGCGCAATTGTTTGGCCAAGAGCTGATTTTCTTCAACCAAGGCTTTATTGGTTTCTTCCTGCTCTTTAACGCGCTCATCGGATTCGCCGAGCAAATCGGTAGAAGCAAAGGCAGCTTTAACCTGCTCGGTCAAAGCCAGCATGCGCTCGTACTCGTCGGTCTGCACAAGGCGCTCTTGGTTTTCGGCCAAGAAGCGGGCAGCGGTGGCATCGGCAAACTCTGCGACTTCTTCAAACAGGGCTTGCTTTTGCTGCTCAACGCTTTCTTGCAGTTGTTCGTAAACAACGCGCTGGCTTTCTTTTAACTCTTCTTCACGTTTGGCAAAGGCTTCAGTGGCTGCTGCAGTAGCATCCGCTTCAGTTTTTGCTTTCACGTCTTCCATGGCGGATTCGACAATATCAATCAGGGGCTGTACTTCTTCAGCGCCAAGATTGACGGTCTTACCCCACTCAATCATGCTGTCTTTCAGTGACATACTTTTTCTCCAATCAAACGAACCAAATCTTCAAATAGGGCAAGGGACTGTTGATTGCTGAACCCTGCTTTATATTGTTTATTTATGGTATCTTTCATCGCATCGGTCGCTTCTACCAGCACGCCGTTTTGGTAAACCCATTCGCGAGATTCCATTAAGGCGGTAACAAAGGCATCCGGGGCAGACGGTTCTAATACCACATCGGCTGCCGAAATCAGGCGGAAATCCTTTTGCACAATATCCGTGCCAGTATGGTCTTTTCTAACCGAACCCAAGGCACGGCTGGATACGCCCAATTGAACTCCGTCGCGCAACAGGCCTGCCACGATTGCGCCCATCGGGGCGTGCTGCAATACCTTGGCCTTGCCGATATAGTTGTCGCCGGATTCTTTCAGGCTGACAATCTTGATACAGGCACGCTCGGGATTTAATGTGGGGTCTTTCGGATGATTGAGTTCACCTAGTGCACGGTTGTTGTCAACAACCTCCTTGATATAGCGCTCTACTTCGCCCCTAACGGTTTCTTTGGGATAGATGCGCCCGTTGATGTTGCGAATGTTCGTCTGCATGAAGATGCCTTCAATATGCAGAGATTTGCCCTCGGCTTCCTCTAGCACGTTGAAGGTGTCGCTCAATGCGGTTTCAACTAATAGCTTCATGGTATCAAGCCTTCAAAAGTCATTTACATAATTTATTTATGGTATAAGCATTTTGATGTAATATGGGATGATTACTTAACAAGGAATAACCATGGAAAAACGAATTGACGAGAAAGAAGTGATACTGGATAACGGTGAAACTATCAGGGTCTATGTATTGCATCCGGAAGCGGATAAGATGCTTGCTGAAGAGATTGCGCATGGGCATTTCATCATGTACCCGTATATATCGGCTTGGGCAAACCGCTTTGCCACATTCTTCAACCAAGCCTATACAGCACTTTATCCTTGTACATTTGGCGTCGAAGACGTGCACGACGAATGGGTCATGGAAGCCTGCGCAATTGCCCGGATACTGGATAAAACGAAAGAAGTTACACCGGAAACGATTGAACAGGCGTTCAATGAAGTGTTTGCCTATTATTTTGATGAAGCCGAAATCGCCTACAAGGATAGAACAGCCTTCTTTGCCTATATCGCTGATAAGTGGAATACCGATTACGCTTAGATGTAATATGGCATGATTAAACCCCATGGGATTTGCCCACGGGGTTTCTTGGTGCGTGTGTTTGTTATTCAGTAGGGGTATTGATGTTTACGCCGCTCGGTTCAAACTTCACGCCGTTTACAAAATCGCATTCGAGCAGTTTGAAGGCATCATCATTGCCATAGCTCAGTTTCAGCTTGGTCGTGCCACCACCCAGTTTCTGAATGCGGGTGCGGATGAAGGATTTAACCGTATTCAAATCCCCAGATTGCGTACCTGCCACACCGGCAATGGTCACGGCTGCATGATATTTGCCGTCAGGTGCTTTGCCGATTTTCACAATATCACGTGAACGACTGTTGCCTACCAAGTAACCCGCATCGCCTGCCAGCGGTTGATTAAACCAGTAATTGTTGCTGTAATCAGTAGCTTCGTTCAAATGCTTGGCATCGATTGGCAGCTCTGGCACGGCAATATTGGCAGTGCTAGTCGTTACATCCTCTGTCAAGCCAAAGGCCTTGCGGAAACGACGGGCTTTGCGTGATTTGCGGGCTACGCGGATTTTCAGGGCTGCGCCTTGGCTGCGCTTGCTGATAACCATCTTGCGCTTGGCCACGCGCTGCTTGGCGAGTTCAGTACCACCAATCTTCACGCAGGTAGTACCATTCCATTTGAAGCCTTTGCGGCACTGCATCTTAATGCGTTTCTTGCCTTGGGCATTGACTTTGATGCGACGCTTAACTTCGTTCAGCTCGTAGTCGTCTTCCATTTCCAAGCCGTAAACAACGTCTTCTTCATTGAGGTAAACGATTACCACAAACTCAAAGCCGACATCGTCTTCAATGTCCTCAATATCAACATCTGATTCGACAGTCGCGCCGTCCGCCTGTTCGTAAACCAGTACATCATAGCTGTACACGGCATCGGTAGCATCCAAGTAATCGCAGAAATCGAAGACTTGGTCTTTCTTGCGGAATGAAATATCAAACACACCGTCTTCATACTCGCCGTCACCGCCAAACTGGCGGGCAACGTTGATGATTTCAATCACGGCTGCAGCTTCAGATTGGTCAACGGCTTCTTCGTTGATTTTCTGCGCCAACACATTGTTGAAGTGGTCAAGCAGGGCAGCCTCGGCCTTTTCCCTTTCGGGATTTTCATTGCCGAGATATTCGATTGCTTCAAGTAGTTTCATCATGGTCTCCATAGAAAACAGGTTCATCTTGATTATTTATGCCGCGCCCCTTTTCATCTTCTACTTCACCCAACAGGGTTTCGATTTCATCGTCGGTCATGTGCATGATATTGGATAATGCCCAGCGTTGGCTAAACATCTCGCCAATCATGCTTGATACGCTGTTCAATGTGCCGATACGCGCTTCAAGGATTTCTGTTTTCTTCATTTCGACAAAATTATTGTCTTCGGCATAAATCCATTGGATGTCGCGCTTGATGCCCGGCCAGTCTTCCATGCTGATAACCTTGCGCAATACCAGTTCGGTTTTCAGTACATCTTCTACGACAAGGATAAAGCGGGCACGCAATGCCTGAATGAATTTTTGGAAGCGGTATTCATCCCTTGTGATTTCTGTAATGCGCCCTGTGCTGAATACGGATTGTTCGGCTTGGAAGCGACTACGCGGGATATTCAGGCTGCGATAGAAAACATCGCGGCAATACTCGACATCTTCAATCACGCCAGTGTTTTGCCCGCCCGGTAATGTTGATACCTCGGTGCTCCGGCCATTGCTTCTACGGGGCAGCCAAATATCTTCAAGCATGGAGTTGATATTGCGCTTGTCGATAGTATCGCCTGTTTTAGTATCGTACACCATCTTGTTCTTGAACTTGTTAATCAAGTCCTGCATGTACTTCTCGGCACGGCTTCTTGGCAAATCTGCAATATCAATGTAGAAAACACGGCGCTCAGGAGCTCTGACTACCCGGTAAATCACCATGGCGCTTTCCATCATCTTCATGTTGTTGTAGGGCACAATGGCCTTGTGAAGATGGCCTATGATGTAATTGCCGTCATCGGATACCAAGCCGCTGTCGGTATAGGCAATCGCTTCTTCTTGGAAAATGGCAGCCTTGCGTTCTTTCTGCCATTGCAGCGTGGTTAAAGTTTGGAAGTCTTTGCCCCATAATTGCGGCTTTTGGCTGTTGGGCACATAGACATACTTGATTTCTTCCTTACCCAAATCAACAAAACCGTCGTTAGTCACCTTCGTGCCGCGCAATCGGCGGATATTAAGCGGGTCAATCTGCTGCAGTTTGATAATCTTCGTCTTGTCTTCGGATACCACCTTGTGCAAGAACAAGCGGCTGTCTACATACCACGAACGGAATAGGTTTTTACCAGTACCGTCGAAATCGAAGAGGTCGTGGTAAACGTAATGGAAGGCTTCCTTAATCTTATCTTGCAGGGAAGCGGTAAGTTTGGAATTATCATGAAACTGTATCGACATGGCCATTTCCGCGCCGTCGACGTTGAAAATTTCGTTGATGATTTCCTGCACGGCTTCGGATACTTCGGCAGATAGGGCAATGCTGCGATAGCGAGCAATCGCATCCGCTTCAGTTTGTGGCAGGTTGGCAATATCGTGGCGGATGATGTTGAAGTCGACAATGTTTTGCGACCCTATATCATCATAACTCGCCGTGCCGTCTGGCATGGTATCGACAGTAATCGCCGTATCCCGTTCGATAGGGTCAACCGGATTGCCGAATAATTTGGTAAACCAAGACATAGTAACAATATCCTATGGGGTATTCATGCCACTATTTACACGGTGGCAAAGATGAATGATTCGCCAAGACGGCGGAGCGTGCTGTCGACTGCCCTTGTGACAATGGCAGGCTGCTCGCCTTTACCGCCGTTATGGCCTGAACCGCCTTCAATCTGTTTTTGCGGGGCGGTAGTTGGGGCGGGAACAATGACGGGCTTGGGATTGGCCTGCTGTTGCTGAACTGCCTTCTCGGTAGCCGTTTCCTGTTTGGCGCTTTCTGTCAATGTTGGCGTCATCGGGTTGGCTGCAGGTTCGGCAGTCATGGTTGATGCCTGGGCGGGCTTCATGCTTTCCTGTGGTGCTTGTGCCGCTTCAGGTTGGATAGTCGGTTCTGCAGTCATTTCCCTTTGCAGGGTAGGCGATATGGCAGGCTTACCGTCTAATGTGGGTATAGCGGCAGTCTGCTTGATGGCATCGTCTAATTTCCTTTGGGTATCCTGCTTGATGGTAGGCGCAGGATTAAGGCCTTTCGCTTCTTCAGGATGCAGCCAGTCGTAAATCTTCGTGCCAAGACTGGCGTCCTTGTCGCCTGTAATGGCTTGAACACCTTTGTCGGTTAGGTTGCTAATCCAGTTTGAAGCATCTTCGCCACGGGCAGCCTTGTAGGCAGCGTAAAGGCCTGTACCGCCAAACACCAAAGCGGCAGTGCCTGCAGCAATCGGAGCAGCACCTAGGCTGCCTATCGCGCCCACGGCATTGCTGCCCATCGTGCCAAGCATCGGCAAAGCCCTTGCGCCCATGCCCAATGCGCCACGGCCTAAGCCTACCGCTTTTGAACCCAATCCGGTTGCCCCGGCCTTCAATGCGCCCGCTCCTGAAGCCAATAATGGTAAAGCTCTAGCACCAACAGTCCTCAAGGCCGTGCCAGATGTACGCAAGCCTGTAGAAGCCAAAGAAGCGGCTCTGGCTGCATACTGTCTAGATACCCTGCTTGCCAAGCGCCCTGCTGCGCGTGTACGGCGGTTGGCACGCTGAACAGCCCGTTGCATGCCTTGGATGCTTCGACCCATCCTAACGCGCCCCAAGCGCCTTTCTCGGCGGGCAAACCTTCTCGCCCTGTCTCGAAGTGTTCCACGGCCTTGTGTCATTTCACGGATGAAGCGACGGCCACGGCCTTCTTTGCGTTCATCGGCTTTCTGTTCTGTCTTGTCTTTCTGCTGCTCGGCCAATATCTTCTCAAGGATAGTGGCAACCTTTTCCATCTGCCTGCGCTGCTTAACCTGTTCTTCATCAGATTTGGCCACAAGCGGCTTGGGGTTGGATACTTGGCGAATGGTATCAATCTGCTTATCCGCTGCAGTCTTCACGCTCTCGCGTTGGAAGCGCTCAATCTTGGCCTTCTCGGTACTGGAAGGCTTGGCATCGGGTTGATTGGTATTAGCGGTTTCCCGGATGATTGACGCGGTTTTGTTTAATCCACCCGTAATATGGCTGTCAAGGCGGGTAATACCATCATCAATATCAACGAGCTTTTGATGGATGCGGTCGTCAGAAATCTGCCTAGCGGTATTGCCATCTACTGTGGCGCTAGGGGCTGGCTGCGCAGTTTGTGTTGATTGCTTAGGCTGCTCTTCCTTAACCGCTTCTTCTTTCTTCTCTGCTTCGGGCTTGTCCTTAGCTTCGCCTTTCTGCTTTGGTTTAGCGGTAAGGTGGCGCCACGTATCAGTAGCACCCTTCTCGATAGATTGGCCAAGGCGTGAGTTCTCTGTGCCATAGCCCCATAACGCATGCAGGCTAAGACGCTCTTTCACATCTTCTTTTACTTTTTTAGTCAACAATCCCAAGCGGCTGCGCTTCTTGAACGTACCGTCTTTATTGCGCCCGGGCGTCGCATCCTTCTTACCGCCAAACAAACTCATTTGGTTTCATCCTTCCAAGCGGCAAACATTATCAGATACATTTTCAGTTCCAAATACGGCATGGCATCTATTTCAGACGGGGGTAAGCCGTATTTGTGCGAAAGTAGGAAAACGCGCTTGTGCCACTCTGTCAAGCCGTTCATGTCAAAAATCATGCGAAAAAACTGTAAAGCCCCTGCAGGGTAAAGCGCTCGGTATGTTTGCATTTCGGGCAAGTAATTTCCCTTGACCAATACACTTCCGGCATATTGTCGATAAAATCGGTAATCTGTTCCGCCGCTTCCTGTGGCAAGGCTTCTAAGAAATCCAATACTTCTTCAAGGCTGGCATCGACCAAAGGTTCATAAACGCCTTCCTTGTCAAAAATGGATTCGATACAGTCAATCACAATGGCGTCATCGTCGGCAGCATCGTCTTGATGAATAAACCATGCGCCGAAAGGCGGATATTTCAGTTTGATACCAACCCCGTCGCCAAGGTCGACGATATTGCTAATCGGATTTTCGGTTACAGTAACATCGGCAATCACGACAGGCAGGTTGAAACTGGCATCGCAAGGCTTGCCGTCTTTATCAGGCTCGGTGCATCGCATCTGTATAGTAATGGCGTTTTCGCTGCTCTTGGCATACAGGCGCAAGAATAACGATTCAACGTCGACAAACGATAACTTGGTTACGTCTGTGCCGTCGGTAACACAGCGGGTCAAGACTTCCAGTACCGTGTTGGCAATGGCTGACACATCTTCAAAAGCCACAATGGTCAGTAATGCCTTGTATTCGCCTGCCAGTAAGGGTCTGAACTTAATTTCACGTTTGCTATCAGGTAGGGTATAGCTGTAGATGGGGGTGTTGAGCTTGGGAAGTGCCATAATCAATTTTCCTTATAGGTTTGTATGCCATTATTTAGGCTGCAGAAATGAAAAATCCCCTTGGGTAAGGGGATTTGTTTTGACGGGTAACAGATTAACAAGTAGCTCTGGAAATACGGTATTGCCCAGCGAGGATTTTCGGAGCACCGTCGCCTGCAGTAACAGTCTTAGCGGTTGCCATATAGCCTGTAAACAGCAAATCTCCGCCGTCGGCACTTGTATATAGCCCTACCCCTTGTATAGTGCCCCAATTGCCTGTAGGTACACCAAACACAATATCAGCGGTATTCGAGTATTCCTGATTGCTGCCGCTCGGTCCTGACCAACCCGTGCCCTGCTGGATGGCCACGCGGGCATAGCCTGTGCCGGATTTGGAAACTTCTACCCCGCCAGAACCATTCAATTGCGGAACAGTGGTAAACAAGGCCATATAAACCGTGGTCGGGGATGTCCAGCTTTCGCCTTTCAAAAGATGTTTGAGCTGCTTGTTATACAGCCAATCGCCTGTCGTGGATGAAGCCATAATCTAACTCCTATAATCAAATGTGCTATTGCTATTTAAGCGCGTTATATATCAGGCTAAGGGGTAACTATACCATACATGTTTAATCGCAATCTGTGGCGATTGTGAAGCGACTGTGGCCTAGTTCAAGTAAATGTTGCTCGCCCTGCGCCGCTCGTTGCCTTTGGTATCGCTGATTTGATTGCCATACACGGTTAATCTGTCGTTGCCCATGATTTCCGTGTTTCGGCTGCCGTGAACTTTGGTATGCTGATTGCCCATGATTTCCGTGGCAGCATTGCCTTGTACTAGGATGTTGGCGTTTCCTTCTACCGTGATGTGACAATTGCCTTTAACCAGTAGCTTTTTATCCTTGTAGATGATTTCAATATCGTCATTCATGTTCTTATAAACCCGCTTGCCGTCGGGGTGATATTCCATGAATGTACCGGATGGGTGCCACATGGCTATGCGGTTATTGCTGTCGTCGGTTTCATAGATGATGCCGTTGGGCGTGGCATAGGTATGATTTAACGGATAGCGGGCATTATACGGCGTAACGGGTTCAGTCCATGAACCACCAAAGGCAATCTTGGCAGTCTGCAGGTTTTCCTTTTTCTTCTTGACAATAGTTTCTTCAATCTTCTCTTTGCGGGCAAGCCTGTTGGTATCAGGTTCTGTCGGGGTTAATCCATCTTCTTCAGGGATACCGCCAAGGCTGCCTAATACTATTGGCATCTGACAAAGGTCGCCGTCGGCAAAGAAGCCGATTACAGTGCTATCCTTGATTAAACCTGTTGGGCTGAAGCCTACCCCACCCAATGCAGCGGATGTGATGGGCTGTACCGGAAATGCCCATGGCAGGCTTTCATCTTTGATGTCGTCATTGTGATAGCCATAGATGCGAACTTTTACCCGGCCTAATTTCTTGGTATCTTCGTTGGATACCACCTTACCTATCCACCAATTGAATTCGCCAAAGGTGAAGGCATTGCTTTGTTGGATATTATCCATCATTTCTCCCAATTGCAAAGTTCGACGTTGACAAAGTAGCTGGATTTGGTAATAACATGGCCAACCGCTGTAATCAGGTATTTGCCCTTATAGCGGCTGTCTAGGTTTTGTTCGCTCAAGCTGTCGTTGGCAGGCATATCCAGTTCGGCAATTTCAGATAGCCAGTTAAAGGCCTTGGTATTACCTGTGAGCTGCAGGCGGATTCGGTTTTGTTCGAGTTTGAACAAGCTGTGGCGTCTGCTGCTGAACCATTCTACGCCTTTATCTAGGGTTGATTCCCCGCCGTCGAACATCTTTTCATGCTTGGGTATGAAGTGGATAAGCGCTTCAGGTTTGCCGATTTTCTGCCCGCCCTTGCGTTTCTTGTCTTCGGTTTCCCATTTCTTGTTGACAAAGTCGAATGTGGCCACTTGGTTGGCATCATAGCCGGATGCGACATTAACCAAGGCATTAAAGTGGTCGATTGCCCAAGTGGTAAATTCCAAGTTCTTGTTGGTTTTGGTGTCGCCGTTCTCGCGGATGTTGTTAGGGCGCTGGATGAACTTCACATGGGGCTTGCGCTGCCATAGGGTCGACAGTGACTCAAAGCAGAGCTTGGCTTGGCCTTTCTTGATGGTCTTTGTATAGAACACGAAGTCGGCCTGATTGTTATGCAGGGCAACCTTGCACATCTCGGCAACTACAGTGAGCGGGCTGATATTGGTGGCAATGTAAACCATTTCATTGTCGGCTCGACTAGGCAGGCGCTTACCATCTTTGATGTGGTAGGGCACGCTGCTTTCTAATTGTTCGGGCTTGGGCTTTTCATCCTTAACCTGTGCATGCAGGTGTTTTTGGACTACCTGCTTGACAATTTCATCGGGGCGTTTGCCGTCGAAGGCTTCGCATACCTTGGCATTCTGATTGGCCAAGTATTCTTTGGTCGTACAGTTCAGCGTGTACGACATGGCCTTGTGGTTAATCTGCCGTTTATCTTCAAGGCTGATTACGACGAAGGATAGATGTACATTGTCGTCGGTATCGACTTCCTGCTTGATGTTCAGCTTAATATCGACCTTGGCATTTGGCCGGATATTGTAGCGGGTAATCATGTTGGTCGTATCGGCAATATCCAAGACCGCCGTGGTAAACGGATTGGTTAGCTCTTGGCTGATATAGACGTTGGCTACCGCTTCAGTGATGTCTTTGCCGTTGAGCATCACGGTAAAGCGGGTTATATCGCCAAACTGCGCATGTAGGTTTTTCATTCGAACTGTGCCCTAAATTCTTCTTCAAATGCTGCGACAAACTTGGGATTAACGATTTTGATTTTATGCTTCAGGCTGTTTTGTTCAACCTCGTAATCCAAGACAGAAACAGGCATAATGTAAACAGGCAGGTCTTCATTCCTGTCAAGCATGGCCTGATACTTGTCGCTGTCTACATCATCGCAATAGCGTTTGATTTGCGTGTCGTAAAAATGGTGGGTTTTATCTGACGTGCCATACTTGGCCTTGCAGTAATCTACTAGCAGGTCATGCGATACTGGCAAGGCGTGATAGGGGTTAATCAGGTTATTGCAGACCATGATGACCCACCAGTATTGCGTGGTATCGTAAACTTCATGGCTGATTGCTTCAGGTGTCATGTCGGCCTGCACATAGTAATCCTGAAACAGATAGGTTTTATCAATATTAAAGCGCTTGAACAGATGGGCTGCGCAGATGTTTGTCAGTTCATAAACGCGCCCGTCCAGCTTGTAAGGGGTAGACCCGATAATATCAAACATGGAGATGGTATCCGGTAATATGTTTAATCCTATTTAACCTTGCAATCTAAATAGTTATATCAAATTCGGAAAAGTTTAGCATGAACGCAAAATTTCAATCTCTACTGTCAACCCTAGAGCGGTTGTATGATGAAGACCCGTTTATGGCATACGGCCTGCGCAGTACCCGCCATCCAAGTGAGTCAAAGCCCGGCGCTAAACTGCGCAATAGCTTTGTCTGGGAAGATGGTGAAAAGACCAACCGCCAACTTAACGGTGTCTCTACTATCGGCATCCCTGCCCATGACATCAACGAGCGGGGCTTGGTTAAGGCTATCCAAAGGCTAGGCCGCTCGGCTGCCAAGCTGTTCGGGGTTCCGCTGGGCACGGTTTACATCGATTACGGCGGTGACGACGTTATCTTGGTGCAGGGCGACAGTTCTGAAGGCGGGGAAGACATGCATGAATATATTATCCGCCACGGGCAAACTGTATGGTCTGCTAAAAACGGTTCAATCTTGAAGGAAGGAAAAACTATGACTTGGAATCCATCATTCCGCGATTGGTATGCTGCCAAGCAGCAAGCTTTGAATGAAAATACCGAACCTGAAGGGGATACGGATAACCCTGAAGGCAAAGAAGAAGGCAAAGACGATAAAGAGGACGAGTAATGCGCAAGCGCTACGGCAAGCCCTTCAGGTTTAAACCCAAGCATCCCGATAAGTATGTCGGGGATGTCAATAGGATTACCATGCGCAGTACATGGGAAAAGAAGTTCGCCATTTGGTGTGATTTAAACCCGTCTGTGTTGAAATGGAATTCTGAAGGGGTGGCCGTGCCGTACTATCATCAGATAGACGGGCGCATGAAAAATTACTATATCGACTTCTTTGTGTTGTTGAAGCAGGCGGATGGCAATACCGTAAAGCTGGCTGTGGAAGTGAAGCCGCATTACGAAACCCAACCACCTGTACCGCCAAAGCGGAAAACCGATAAATCCCAAAGGCGCTATTTGCAGGAATGCGTCACCTATCAGCAAAACTGCGATAAATGGCGCTATGCCCGGCAATGGGCAGATGATAACGGATTTAAATTTGTTATCATGACTGAAAACGAACTGGGTATCTAAAGAATCCTCTATGTGTGTTGGGAACTTAATAACCCCGCGTAAAGCGGGGTTCTTTTTGGCTTGGCCGAATCAATCAGCGAGTTCTACTTCAGAAAAGAAGCGTTTGATTTCTTCACGCATCGCTTCCTTGGACGGGTAAACATTGCTCACTGAAGTTCGTGTGGTTCCGCCCTGTTTGGCAAACGGGTAATGAACAACCGTTTCAATGCGGTAGCTGGTGATTTCCCCGCTACTATTGATTTCAGCAGGGTAAACACAGGCTACTCGTGTCTCGGTCAATGTACTCACTGCTTTTTCAAACAAGGCTACGCTGGCAGACGGGGCAGAGTTTTTCATGGCTTCAATGATACGCATAATAAATTCCTTTAAGATAAAAAGTGATTGGGGGTTAAAAACTGAAGGCTGGTTAGGATAGGATGCGCCATCCCACGATAGCGATAGCGGCAATCCCGATAATAGTTACGACACCCATGATATACAACATGATAAAGCTCCTTCTCTTGGTTTGATTTAATCTTGGCAAATCGCGTTGAGTACATCGCAATGCTCGGCAGCGGATGCAAATGTTGAGTGGCAAACTCCACGGCGCAAGCGGCATATATCGGCTTCTTTATCCTGCCAATGGGCATGCTTAACGCTGAAATAACTTTCAAGGTCGCTGGCATCAACGTAAAAGTAGGCGCTGTTCAATGGCGGGCAGAAACGCAGTTTACTCACGATTCGCATCCTTTATTTTTTAATCCGACGATAACCCACATTGGGATGCCAATCAGGCATACCTTCAAGAGGTTCCCATTCTTCAACCCATTTCCCATCTCGGAGAACTTTGCATTCTTGGGTCTCCCAAAATTCCCAAGGGGTCTCAGAAACCATGGCATCTTGGGCGAACTGCAGCATGAGTTCGGCATGTACATGGGCAGGCATCTTAATTACTCCTGAATATCAAGTTCAATCGGCATCCCTGTTACTTGGGATAGTTTAATCAAGGCGGGGAAGGTATTTTGTTCAATCTTGGAAACATACAAATCCTCACCATCGGCAGCTTTGCGCAGGGTAGCACATTCAATGTTTCCGCTAGGTGCTACCTTAACAGTAACGTACAACCCGTTATAAGAGTTAAGGTCAACATTGATAGCTTCAAATTGCATAATCATTCTTCATCCTCCAAGTTATCTTCATCGGCAGTTGGGATTGTATGGCAAATCAGGGTTTGCAGCAAATGGTCATAATCGCTGCTTCGGCATTCATCCAGTACAAGGTTAATCTCTTCAGAACTCCAACCTTGACGGCGGGCAGCTTTTGAAAATGCGCCCATCAAGTAGAAAGCATTGCTATTCAACCCTACAAGGTCAAGTTCAACGGTTTTCGGCGGATTAAACAGATTTGACATTTCGGTTTCCTTATTTAGTTACATAACGGGCTACGGTTTCGCGGGTATCGGCGGCTTCAATCCGCACATTCCAACCTGAAGCAAATTCGTTGGTAATCTTGCGTTTCAAACCGCGAACAGTGTTGGCATCGCGCACATACTCAATATCGCATTGGGGATGGCGAACAATGGCAAGGTAAAACATGTTGGTTTCCTTTGTTTGTTGTTATCTACTACGGTTTCCATTATACGGGATATTGATTTAAATGCAATATGGTTATTGTAAAGATTGTGTAAAGTTTGTATTGCACTTTTTCCTTAGAATATCTGCAAGGGGATTACAGTTTTCTGAAGGAAAGAGCGGGAAATCCGTATATAGGCCACAGTCGCTTGAGACTGCGCACAGATTGCGATTAGAAGGATGGGTAATACCATAGCCTATCTCTAGGGGCGAAAGGCCTGAATTTCGCGTTTGTGATGCGAAAGGCGAAAGAAAACCGCCAGCAGAAATACTGGCGGTTGATTAGTCAATCATTAACATCTATCTACAAATTCAAGGCAATTCATGATTGCTTTAAAAATCAATACTTTTGTTTCTATCAGCATGGGGTTGGTTGTTGAGG